TCACTAGATCATCGTATTTACCACTCAGAGCAGACTTTGCTGCTTTTACTGAATCGATCCAGTTTTCATCATACTTAATTCGTTCTTTATATCCATCACACCACCAAGAGAATTGGCAACGATGACGGATTGGATTGTATATACGTGAGTCAGCTGATAGATTGGGATCTGATCTTGTTTTCCAAGATTCTCTTACTGGACCCTGCTTTACAACCTCGCAGATTGTTTTAGGGTATCTCGGATCTTTGAGACGATTCAGAGTGACAATCCCAACAGCGATCTTTCCTCGCATTGATTCACCTTTACTCTCAAAGTAAATGTTCTCAACTAAGCAAATAAACTCAGGTGACTCTTCGTCTGCTGAAGTAGTAATGCTTGGAATAATTAGAAATGGTAATAGGATTAGAAGGAATATAGCGATACGCAATCGCCTACCCACATCCTTTAAATTCAAACTTTTCATATACTCTTTTCCTTTCGAATTAGATTATATTAGGTTTTGGTTTAAATCAAACGATCTCTCATTCGTACATATTTCAACCAACGATCTCTTGCGTTCTGGGCTGAAATCTTACGTTTCTCAGATGGTTTGCTATAAGTGGCTCGATCACGTATCTCACGCATCAAACCCTCGCGATCAACTTTCTTTTTAAGTCTTCGGATTGCCTTTTCAATGTTATCGTTCTCAACAATTACTTCTCGTCCAGTTTCTCTTGGACGTTCGTAATGAGGTGTTGAAAAACTTTTCTTAGGCGAGTCGAATTTGTTTCTCGACTTGAAGTCTTTTGTGCTTCGAAAGTTTCGATTATATGGCTTCATATTTTTTTCATCAATATAGTTCACGCTCTGAATATTCTTGGGAAGAATATAAAGAACAAATCTTATATGTTATTTAGGTATATTATACTCTAAAAATTCTTAAAAGTAAAGCTTTTTAAACCAAAAGTAGTAAAAAAAAAGCTATATAAATCAGTGGTTTAGAGAAGAGTAAATTCACTCTAAAATAGGGTTTAAACCAATTTAAACGTGTTTTGAGAGGGTTTTAAATGATTTTGCTTATAACGTCAACTATTCCAATAATCGCACGTATTCTATGCTCTTCAGCTGTTCTACTTTCGTTCCAATCAAGGAATATTGACTTTGGCATACCTTTAAGAATTGCAATTGTCATTCGAACTCTCGCTTCATCGATATCTTCACCAAGAATGTGATGATTTTCTTTTAATGCATAATCGTTTAAACACTCGATAATTGCTCCCATCACCATATCTCGACTGTATATAAAATCTCGATCGAACATTGTTTGACTTATATCGTGCGTTAAATCTCTTGAATTATTAAAAACTGCAACAGTAAGAGCCACAGTGTTTAAGAGTGATTGATCTTCAAAGTGTTCGAGTATATAAAGTTGTCGTTTGAAGTATTCTGCAAATGCTGGCACTCCCTCAGCATAGTTCATATACCAATCAGGTATTTTTTCTCCACTCGCAGAAGATTGGAAATATGCAGTTTTTTCTGCTGATTGTTTATCGTTCATATTAATATTCCTTGTTTCACTTGTTGTTGTATATTTGTAAAGCAGACCTCTAATCGTTTTTCTAATTCCTCAAAATATATGTCATCAGCGATTAATGGTATGATTGTCTTAATTGTATTCTCGTTTGTTGTTGCTGACATTCCTGCTTTATCAATCTCAGCTAACGAAATGGGTATCGGATTTGGTTCTGGTACAAAAGACTTCCAAACTCCATTCCCAATTACGTTTCTTACGAGTCCTTTACTCTTTAAACGATTACCTATATCATTTAAATTCTTTTCGATTACTTTCGAGTAAGCCATTCGTTCTTTTATTAATTCTATACAACGATTCGCTACTCGTACACCATACATATTTGGTTGCCAAGTATGCCCCCAATTAAATGTAGTCTTTACCTGTTTTAATATTTTATCATTAATTAAACAAGCTGATAATGGTATTAGTCCATTTGTAAGTGCTTTGCCAATTGTCACCATATCAGGTTTAATATTATAAGCTGTATGAGTAAATAATGTTCCTATTTTACCACCATAACCTGCAATATCATCTACGATTAAATTTGCATCATATAACGTAGCAGTTGCACGAAGTAATTGATAAAAGTTATGACTCCATGGAGCAATTGTTTTATTCCATGGATAACTCTCAATTAGAATAGCACCAATATCATTACGACTCTTAAATGTTTGAATTATTTGTTCAAGCACATTTGTTTCATTCGCAATACTATCTTCTGTCGTGTACCAAGTTCTTCCACGTATTGGTACAAAACGACTCTGTCTTTTCTCTACGATATCATTATTCGCACTTCGACAGACAACTGTAGTTCCATGATAACATGGTGGTATTGAAATTATATATCTTTTATTTGGTTCACCTTTATTTGTCCAATATAAATCATTAATATAAAAAGCACACTCATTACCATCTGAACCAGATACAGCATAGGCAATCCCATCCATACCAGCTTCTTTTGTCAGTGTTTCACTTAAACAATCAACAGGCTCTGCGGACTCACCACTATTGCCACGAAGAAAATCTATATCATTCGTTGGTAATAGACTCTTTAATTCTTTATGATTATAACCTAATGTGAATGAACAATTACCAGACTGTATTTCTAAGTTAATACGATTCTCGTAATGAACCCAATATCCATCAGTTCGAATAACTCTCTTAAGATTTTCTGCTGGGCTTATTTCTTTTAATTCGTACATGTTTCATATCACTTCCAGTTAAATATGGAATCTTTATTAATATTTTATTTCGTTTTCTTTTCAATTTTAAGGTCATCTACTTCTTTTATCCATTGGTTAAAATCATTCTCTACTGTGACATTAGAAAATCCTTTATACTTGATTACATATACTTTTTGCCCCCAAACATTCTCACCAAATGCTTTGTATTCTTTTGCAATAAATTCTTTATTCGACTGCCAACTCATTTTCTTTTCTATACTGTTCTCTATAAAATCTAAACATCTCAAGATGACTAACTGGATTTTCAGTAAATATCTGCGTTTCACCACCCTCTACTAAAAATAATAATACAGTTTGTTGTATTGGTTGTCCTTTTAATTCTTTAAACATATGCGCATATGCTGATGCTTGCATAAAGTAGTTTTGAATCCATTTCTTTTCTTTTGGTCTTGATGCTGTTTTAAAATCAATTAAAGAAACTTTATTTTTAAATGTAGCTATACAATCAACTGTACCAGCACATTGCAATTCATGAGAATATAAAGGTGTTTCGAGTGCCATTATATTATCAATTTCATTTAACACTGGTATAAAGTTAGTAAAATCTTGAGACAAAGTTGTTTCTACTAAATCTTCTGTATCATATTCAAATCCATCATTAAGTAAATACTTTTCAGACCATTTATGAATTAAAGTACCACGTGATGATGCTTGTCTTGATATACGATTTGCTTCAGTATTTCCTACTCTAGTTCTCCATTCAACAATACTTGATCTATTTTGTAATGATGTAATGCTTGTCACTGAAGGATATAGATTTCCTGTTGGTGTTTTATAAACTCTACTCCCAGCAGAATCTATTCTTTCTAACTTAGGGAACTCAATTGAAAGATGAGTGAATCTTTTGCTAGGCTGAATATATTTCAAGGATTCTTTTGTATTCAGCTGTTCTTTCAGCAAGTCCATGTGTTCCTCCATTTATTTTCTTTGTCATTATTACTAAATCTCCTGCATCTGCTGTATCATTTAAATTATTTTTATTCCAAAACCAAAGAGCAGATCTTACAGCACCAACATATGTAATTAAATAGTCAGGAACTTCTTCTATATTCATTTGTTCACTATTCGCAAATGCTTGATAATTATTCTTACCTGTTAATTGTATAAGTCCTCTTCCACAATATCTCCAACCATCACCTGATGCTTCATCACCATTCCCCATACGATTAGCATAAACTCTATTTGCGATTGCTTCTGGCTTACGAGCATACTCCATCACATTACTTTCATCAAAGTATTTTGGGAATGTTTTCAATAAACCTTTATCAGAATAATTTAAATTTTCAATCAAAAATTTATATTTTCCAGACTCGTGTGATGTTTGTGCAAGGAAACCAGCAATACGATTTGGGTTTTCAATCATATCTTCTGGCATCGAATCAACCAAGGCATTATACCAGTTTGTTAATACATTTGCATCTGTTAAATATAATGCTTTTCCTAATTTTTCTTCTGTGAATATACTCATTTTTTATTAAACCATTCTGTTAATTTATATCCTAATATAATTGCTACAATAATGATAATAATTAACATTCCTGTTATTTCAGTAGCAAATATAAATTTATCAAACGTTATCATATTTCTGTTGTTTTATTTAAACGACTTCCAGGAGTACGTTTATGTATTTTATTTAATACTTCTTTAAAACCTTTTTTAGCATTTGTTGCTTTTCCAGATACACCAGAAACATTCCATGGTGCAGCAATTCCAGGAAATTTAGTAAAAATTTGTTGAACATCTGGGTTTGCTATTAAGTAAGGACCAAGTTCATCCATTTTCATCGTTAATGAAAATTCTTTTTTAGTTTTTTTATTTTCAAATGTATAATTAGGCATATAATTTCTTTTCTGTTAAACCTTTAGAATACCATTCAGGTATTGGTCGATTAGTCCATTTAGCAAAATAATTCTTTGCCACTATGTAATAATTATAATAAGAGTAAAGACTATTATTTGGTACAATACATGATGGAAAATGACTCATTGCTGGTGGTGGATCTTTGAATGGAATATTAGGTATGTTAATTGGATTTAATTTTAATACATCTTTTAATTTAATATAAGTACTGTGCATTTTACCATAACGATGAGTATATTCATCTGATAAATGTTTCCATAATTCTTTTAAATATTCATAGTGTGTCACACTCTCACGAACCCATATAGCTGATGGGTGATTCTTCATAGTAGATTTGTATAATGTACTTTCCATTATTGGTTTTGGATGAACCCAAGTGGTGTATTTTCGTTTTGATTTTGTAAGGGTGTTATTTGAAGTTCCGTCGAGTACTCGATGCGCAGTTGACAATAACTGCGCATACTCAATAATCATTTTAACTACATGTTTATCGCAGTGCATTGTCGCACAGATTTTAGGATCTTTATCTAAGTAAAAGATATTCATAGTATAAAATAATAATTATTTTTTGTTATATTTTTCAATTCTAAACATATAATATATTGATATTCCTAACATAATTACAGATAAAATAAGTACTATTACTTCATAAACAAAAAGAGTCATAATAACCTCCTTTGTTAAAAGCAAACCTATTTAGTTAATTCAATTTCCTTTTTGGTAATATTTCAGCAACACCAAATGGTCTTGCTTGTTGTCCAACTTCTACAATTGAATTTAAAAATTTTTGATAATCTAAATCAGTTAAAGCTGATTTATAAAAACGAATAGCGATTGCGAGCATCGTACTTGAAACTAATTGATTGACTTCTGAATTTTTTGAATGTTTAACTATAAGATCCATAGCATTTTTAAATATGTCATCATAAATTTCTTGCTGTAATTGATCGTTTTCTAAACTCATACTGGCTGTCCTGCATCATCATGTTCTAAATTAAAATACTTCTTATCAATTTCCATTACAGCTGTCACTCGCCAATGTTCTGGATTTGTTGCTTCGTTTTTTAAACTATGTTGAATGTCGTGTCCATTGAATGCTACAAACTCACCTGTTTTCCAAATTTTCTTTTCACCATCAAATATTAATGCTTGTTTTTCTGGCTCAGGTATATCAATACCAAAACTTACAGTATATCCTTCAAGTGTAGGATCTCCCATACTTTGACGTATCCAGTCCCACACATATCCATCATGATGCACAGGTAGCATTTTTCCTGGACGTATCATATTGACACATAAATCTATTGCTCCAGGAATATTATAAAATTGAGTAGTAGTTCGTTTCCAAAGATATCTGTCTTCTAATTGTTCGTTTATTTTACGAGCATCAATAAGTGGGATTGCTTTAAACCCACCTCTATTATTAACAGGCATAGAAAATCTATCATCTGCATTAATTGTATCTTCGAATGATCTTTGACTTCGCCATTCAGCATAGTCACTCATTAAAGCAATCATCATAGCACTTAAAGCACTATAATTTGAATAAGATGTAGGATTTCCAAGCCACATAGATTATATTATACTATATTTTTTATTGTTTGTAAAGGGTTTTAATCGTTCCAATGCTTTATATCTGTATCAATTACACAAGAAACACGCCAATTTCCTGTTTTATTCCACACTTTATGCATAAAATCACGTCCATTAAATGCTACTATTTCTTTATTTCCATAAGTTCTTGGATAAGTATCATTTTCAAATTCCATACCACAAACATTCGGATCGTTTGATGGCATATCAATACCGATTGCTATTGTATATCCTTTTACTGGATGACCGAATGCTTCTTCTATTCTTTGCCAACTACCAAAGTCATGATGCATTGGCAATCCACCATTTGGTTTTATAAAATTTACTATTGATTGAAATACTCCAGGAATTTCTTTTAAACTTGCTGTTGCATGTTGCCATGGATTTCTTAAAGGTGGTACTGCTTCACCTCCTTGAATAAGTGGTATAGCCCACCAATCATCAGCATGTTCGTCTTCTCGATTAGGATATTCAAATCGAAATACGTTTACACCTGTTTCTGTAATATTAAATTTACGAATAAATCTATTATAATCTAACTCCAATGCAGGAATTAAACTTGTTTTAAGATATTCATAATGTTTATATTTTTCTGCGTTTATCCACATATTAGTAATTATAGTTGTTCCATCTATGGTTTAAGTATTTAGTTTCTGGTATCGATAGGTTATATTCAGATGCTAAAAAATCTACAACTGCAGTGACACGCCATATACTGCTATTATTCACTACGTTGTGTTCGTGTGTTTTGCCCTCAAATGTTATCCACTCTCCAGTATTTAATGGATGTTTAGAATTAGTTTTACCAAACTCAAAATAAGAATTATTCCCATTTGTTTGTAGACCAAATACATTCGTAAATCCATTTAGTTTAATCCCTAAATCTTTTTCTTGTCTTTTCCAACCACCACTATCATCATGCATCGGAAGTCGAGAATTTGGTTTTACAAAATTTACGATGTATTGAACAAGTCCAGGAATTTTAACAGCAAAATCTGCTGAAGTTTTCCAATCTTCATAATACTTACATTTAATACTTCCTCTATTTGTAAGTATAGGATCACAAAACCAATACTCTTTTGATTTACCCTCTTCTTTATCTTTTATATTTTCAGGTCTATGATAATCATCCATATCTCCTGTAATATTTGAGTATTCAGGATATACTTCTGGATTTTCAAATTTTTGTACTTGAACTCTATCTTCAAATTTATATTTTAATAACCAATTATTAAAATCTTGTTTAATCAATTCTTGTAATTCAATTAATTGATTATACCACTTGAATGTTTTAGTTTCAATTATCATATAAATGCTTCTTTTCTAATATCAAACACAGCAGTAATTCTCCACTCTGGTGTATTATTCCACATACTATGAACTCCGTTGATACCATCAAAGCAAACTAATTCGTTTTGTAGTGGAAATTTATTTACTCCATCAACACACATTCCTACTGTTTCTTCTTTAGCATCTTTCATACCTGTATGAAGTGTTGAAACTATGCTGTATCCTTCAATTTTAGTACCCCAATCTAAACTTATTTTGTGCCAACCACCATCATCTTTGTGATTTGTTATTTTACCATATGGACATAAAAAATTTATATTTAATTGAACTAAACCAATTAATCTCCCTAAACTTTTATATGACTCTGGTAATAATTTTGTGTTCCATTTTTTTTCGTAAAATGCTCCGAGACATCTCCAGTCTTTTCTATGTTTATATCCTTCAGGATCTCGAATAGGATCTGGTGCAGGTTCAGTCATTTCTGGATTAGCAAACTGAATTCCTGTAGGAGTAATATAAGCATAAGAATTTTGACTTGATACTCTATCTTCATATACTGGATCTGTATCAACTTCTGGATTATTGTGTGTTAGCCAAATTGACAAATCATTTGCTAACTCAGGAATGATAGAGATTAATGTTTTATAATCTCTATATTTTTTTTCATCAATCCACATCTTTAAAAATTTCACAAACTTGTTTATCTGTTTTAATATAACTAGGATTAAACTTTTCTTTATCAATATCAAACACAGCAGTAATTCTCCAATCTTTTGTGTTGTTTATTATTGCATGATTATAATTTAAACCATCAAAACAAACAAATTCATTCTCAAGTGGATATGCCCATGTGTCAGTTCCAGTCTTAGCATTTCTTATACGTGTTCCTACTGTTTGTTCTTTAGATTTTTTCATACCTGATTTCAAAGTGGCAATTAATGAGTATCCTTCGCATTTACATTCCCAATCTTGTG